ATCACTTTATCTTGTACTCTTCTTACTGCACTAACTATTCTTTGTTTTTTCATCGGGAACATGACCTTGAGCCATAGGTTGTGTGAAGTAAATTGATTTTATATCTTTGATAGCATCTTTTATTTCAACTTTCTCCAATATAATGTTCTTTAGTTCTTCAATATGATCCGCATGATCATGATCTCTACTTGTAATATATGCCGGTACGTTAGTTAAAATAACTTCTTTGGCTTCAAGTTCAGATAATTCTCCTGTTAATTTATTTAAAACTGCTGTGTACAGCGCTGCTTTAATTTTCTTGTCCTTGGTGTCTTCCATGATCATCTCCATTTTTTAATGTTGGTCTATCTTGTTCTTTATCAACTAAGTAACGTATAAAGGAAGCCATAGACATATAGTTTTGTTCCGCTATAGGCTTGGCTAATTTATAAGTGTCAATGCTGATCGCGACAGATTTATATTTTTTAATGTCGGTCATTTCTTTCTCCTATATATATGGTATGTTTATTCATACAAGCCCATACATATGGGATTTTGACAGATTGTCAAGTAGCTTTATTATTATTATAGTAGTCTAATATTTCTTTTGACTTAAATATGTCCGGGTATTTTTTAAACAAGCCAAGTGTAACGGCACGTAACTTTTCTGTGTATTCTGGATCTATTGCATAGTTTTCTAAAGTTTCAATAAGTAAAAAAACGTCTACATTATCTGTAATATATTGTTTTAAACGCAAATCTCTGTATTCAACAAATGCACTAGATGAATTAAGTAATGCAATATAATCAGCAACACTCTCACATCTGTTTAAATACCTTTTCAGTAGTACATCACTGTTTTTTGACTTCATATGAGGCTCTGTGCTGTCTGTTTCGATGATTCCGTAGTAATTATTACCCTCTAATGCGAAACGAGAGCGCCCCCAATCAGACTCTAGTATGGCTTGTGCTACACTAATCGCTACCACAACCCTGTACCGTGGTTCAATAACCGCGTTATTAAGCACAGTACACTCGGCTATGCCTTGCACAAACTGATCTTGCGGATTACCATCATAGTTAAATGAAAAACCATTTAATAATGGATTACATAATAAAAATAATGTTGCGCATAACTCTTTAAACATCGTCGTCTTTTTCCATAAATATATATTCGACCTTTAATTTTACTTGCTCCGGTGTCCGTTGTCGATGTATTTTTGTCCCCGGTTTCCAAGATTGGCGGTAATTAGTTGTTTTTACATCAATTAATCTTATTTCTCCTGTCTCTTCATTGACTATTACCATGTCAATTGGACCTTTAGGTGACACATTACGAAACACCCAATAACCTTCTTTTAAAAATTTAATCGTCGCTTTTAGTTCGTTTACGTCGCCTATTTTTTGTTTATCTCGCCCCATGATGGTCCTATCTCCATGTCTACTTTCAAAGGGACTTTGAGTTCTACCGTAGTCTCCATTATCTCCTTGATCCGTGTTGCCTGTTCCTCGCTTTCAATAGAACAGTTTAACTCATCATGTACTTGTATATGAGATACGATACCCTCTTCATATAAATCAACCATCGCTTTCTTTATCATATCAGCACTAGATCCTTGTATTAATCTATTCAACGCCTTGTATGTAAATGCACGTTTTATGTCACGGCCGTATTCTCTCTCCGCTTCTGCCAAAGGTAAAGATTTGTGAACACCAAACATTCGTGGTTCCCATCTATCAAATCGACATTTACGACCAAGAAGTGTACGTAAGAAGCCTACATTCTCAGCTTTGCGCATTGCCTGTTCTGTTAATTGTTTTACAAATGGAACGTTAGCATGAAACCGGGCGAATAGATCTTCTGTTTCATCTTTATCTAATCCTAGTTCGCTACCAAGTTTGCCTTTACCCATACCGTACATCATACCAAGATTAATTGTCTTAGCAGTTTTACGGTCTATGCCCGCCATATCGGCGACGGCTTGATGAAAGTCGGGATCTTCTATCTTGTAAGAATCGATGACCTCGTCGGCGCCTTTCAAGCCACCACCGGTAAGCGCGGCGAAGTGGACAAGAACTCTAGGCTCTTGTTGGCTATAGTCAAATGACCCCCACCTGCAACCTTCATCGGGGATGAAGATTGATCTTATCAACGGCCCGATGTCTTTGTTTCGTGCCGGAATCTGTTGTAAGTTTGGATTGTTGTACGAGAACCTACCTGTTGCTGTTCCTCCTAATCCACTTTCACTTCTCATTTGATTTATGTTTGCGTGTATTCTACCATTATGTTGATGTCTAAATATTGTATCAATAAAAGTAGCTCTAGCTTTATTTGTTTCTCTTGCGTGAACAATCTTTTGTGCAAGAGGATGTTTATGTGTAACTAAAAAGTTCTTATCAAACTTTGGTTGCTTTGTTATGCCTGTTCTCTCATACGGTATGTTAAATTTATCAAATGCTTTTGCTACACTAACAGCAGACCATACTTCTACATTAATTCCTGTGTCTTTTTTTATTTGTTGTAGTATGTCTTTTTCTTTTTTTACAAAACTCTTTTCTATCTTCTTTGCTTTTTCTAAATCAACGCGAACACCTTTCCATGTCATATCTAACAAACAAGGAAAGAGCCGTGTTTCAAGATCAAATATACTTGATAATTTTTGTTTTATAAGTTCTGGTTTAAATACTTGCCATAACTTTAATGTTAAGTCAGCATCTTGTTCTGCGTAAGGACCAACATGCATAGCGGGTAGTTTATACATTTCTGATTTTGCATCAACGCCCCACTCTCTTGCGGCTTCATATAATCCCGCTTCTGATTTTGTTTCTTGTAAATAATCCTTACCTAATACATTTAATGTGTATTGAAATCTATTCTCATCGATAAGTGGTGCCGCGATCAACGTATCTATAATTTTACCTTTTACTTCTACACCCCACCAACGTAACCAACCTACATCGTAAGCGGCGTTATGAAATACTTTATCACATGGTAGCGCCATAATCTTTTGCACTTCACGCTTGAGTATATTCTCATCAAAGTTGCCACCGCCATTTTCATGTCTTATAGGAAAGTAACCTTTCCAACCTTCTACAGCTATAGCTACTCCTAATACATATCCTTCTCCTCTTGCCCAACCCGGTCCGAGTTCCTTTATGTTTGGATCACATGTCTCTAAATCAATTGCAATTTCTTTTGCTTCAGAAAGATCGGGAAACTTTTCGGGTGGTGTCCACTCACTAGGTGGTTGAAATAGTGGTATCTGTATCATCTTTTTTCCTATCGTTTATCTCACCTGCTATCGCCGCATATCCCGCCATGTCTATGTAACAATCTTCTGTAGTTCTATGTTTTAATCTTGCAACTTTTACAAGCATCATACATATAGCTACATCGTGTGCAGATATATTATAGTCTAAATACGCGCTCCATAATTTTGCAATGTTCTCATGGTTTTGATATTTATCACCGTAGTCGTGTTGACGTTGACCAGTAACAATTTTTGCCGCCGTATCTAAATACTCTCTAGTTTTCATCTTTCTCCTTTGGTTTGATGGACCGTAAATCATTTGTAAGTAATTGTAAATCAAGTAATAATATTTTTAACTGTTGATCAACTTTCTCACGGTTAAGTTTTGGTAACTCAGCACGTATTCTGCGTACTTGTTTTTCTGTTACACCAACTTGTTTTAATGCAGTGTTTATTGTAAACATTAAAATGCCTCTGTAAATTCTCTGTCCGTTTGTGATCTCACAATGTCCAGATTGTTTCTTGCACGCGTCATTCCCACATAGAATACGCGTCGCTCTTCGTCTCGTTGTGACCAATATGCTTCATCAGACTTACGAGATAAACCCGTTAATAACATAACATTATCTGCTTCACTACCTTTTGATCCATGTATCGTTGATAGTTTGATCCGTGGCCCGCGTCTAATGTTTTCTTTACGACGTAGACATGCACGCACATAAGTTTTCTTGTCGCTTTCTATATTTTCTAATACTTTAAACCAAGGTTCTTCCTTGCTAGCTAATAATCCATACTGTGTTGATAATGTGTCATATGTGTAAAGTTTTTCTTTATCAGCATTTGCCATTCCCTTATGTTCTTTTGTTACACTTTTTCCTGTTTTAAGATAAGTATAAACTTTCTTTACTGATTTTATGTCTATTGATTTACCTTTTCGTAAATCTTCCCATGCAAGAATAGATTCATGTATACCTTTATTAATAGAAGTTTCATCATTTCTTTCATAGTATACTCCTTCATTTATTAAATCTTCTTCAAGTGCATCTAATTGATATTTATCTCTTCCTAATATCAACCACTCTCCTTTTTTTAATTTATTTAATTGTGGAACAGGATGAATATTTACTGCACCCATTTCATCTCTTGATGTCCATTCTTTCTCTACTCTACCCCTTACGCGTTTTATTAGTGTGTTTGCTTTTTTGTGTATTAATTTGGAAAGACGATAAGATTTGTTTAAAATAATTCTTTCTCCATCCATATTAATTAAATACTCTGGTCTTGCACCCGCCCAACGAAATATAGCTTGATCATCATCGCCCGCTACATACACGCGCTTTGCATTTGTTACAATTCGCTCTACCATTTTCCATTGTAGCCAACTAAGATCTTGTGCTTCATCAACAATAACGACGTCAAAGTTTGGTATGCTGTCATAATGTTTTTTATTAAAGTCTACAATCATATCGGTCATGTCGTATTTGTTTCTTTTCTTTTTATAATCGATCAATGATTTATCTATATATTTTAATTTTCGTAAGCCACCTTCTATGTGTCCTGTTTCCGGATAATTAAAGTAAGCTTCTGATGTTAGTCCTCGTATCTTTGCACCGTCAATAATTTGCATAAACACGTCATCGGGAAAACCAGCACCATACTTTTTTACTTTTTTATTTGGGTTACTTAATTTTATTTGTAATTTTTTTGAAACAAAAGCGTAATCATTATCATTCATAATGTTTTCTTCTTTCAAATGTAACTCTTTGTAGGCTAAACTATGTAGCGTACGAAAGTTTGTAAAATCTTTTGTGCTATAATTTAATTGTGATATTGCACGCGATAACGCTTCATCTGCCGCTTGATTAGTAAATGCAAGATAAGCAATTTTGTTTGGAGCAACCTTATTTATCTTTAATTCTGTTTCTAAAACATTCAACAAATATGTTGTCTTCCCTGTTCCGGGCGGTCCATATATTACTTTTCTCAAAACGGTGTATCCTCGTCCATGTCTGGTGTTTTAAAATCATCACTATTTTTTCTTATCCAAGGTAAATACCAAAGATAAGCTGTTTTACCTTTTATCTTACGTCTTATATCTCCGCCACCTAATTTGTTTCTAATGTGCGCGGCCATTTGTGTAGGATTATAATTTTTAAAATCATGCTTCTTCAAAAACTTTTGCAATTTATCTGATTTAAAATATGCTGTCATTTTTTTCACACTAACTTCTCTCTCACCCTTTTCATCTTTTATCTTATCCATGTATTCTTTTTCTTCAAACAATGCCTTACCCATATCAACTTCATCAATGTGTTCTGCTTCTCCTTGGTCCTCTAAAAATTGTTCTAATAAAGTTTCAAACCTACCCGCCTTTGTAATCTCGTGTGCCATTTCAATGATAACAACATCTTTCATTAGCTGTTGTAGTTTTCTTCTCCAAGCGGCCGCTGTTGTAGCGTTTGGAACATCTATAATTTGATTCATGCACGCCTGTCCAAATTGATGTTGATTGTATAGTTGTTCTGTAGTTACAACAACTCTTCTTCCATCAACGTTTAAATACCATGTAGAGTCATCACTTTTATAAACAGTTAGATCACCTATCTGACTATTAAAATTACCACCAACACCAAATTGTCTTAATTTACATTCTTCTAAACTACAATGATTACACATTGGTTGATCATTACATTTATACTGATACTCTTTTTTCTCATGTTGTTTTTGCATTTTTAAAACCTGCTTTGAAGACAAAGGTGGTTTCATATACTTGTGATTAAATTCGTCTAACTTATCTTGCCAATCATCTGGCCACTTTTTCTTTGCATACACTGCATATTGATAAAGTGTATTATCTCTATTACCTTGAGGTACTCCCTGTGACATCAGTGTTTCTAAGCAAGGAGGACCATCATTAAAATTCTTTAATATATTCTTTCTTTTTGGTTTTATCTTTTTTAAATCTTTTTCGGACGTACAATAAGTATCATATAAAGCAAAGAAACCATCAAGATCAACAGCCACACCATCGTCGTTAAAGCCATGACGAAAAGAATTACTAGCGTTGTGATAGGGAAGATTAAGAAAGTTTCCAGTATCTCCGCGATCCGCTTTAATTTCAATTTGTTTTGGAAATATTTCACAATTTGCATAACCAAGTTCTCCTGCCCATTCTTGTAGTTTATCACGCATTAGCTTTGCTTGCACGGGTTCTTTTGTAAATAAAAACACATGCGCACCACCACTTTTTGATCTACACATAACAAGTGGTAATTCTAATTCTCTTATTTTTCTTATTATTTTATCATGTTCTAAAGGATATGTATCAATGTCTATACATCCCCATGTGCATGTTGCATCGTCTCTAATCGGTATAATACCAAGACTAGGTTCTTTTCCGTTAATATGATCTATCCATAATTGATCTGTAACAGGTGCTTTCTTTATAAATGCTTGACCACCCGCTTTACCATTAACAGACTCGCCACTGCTTTTGTAAATGCCGTAAGCTCTATCTAATCCGTAAAATATTTCTTTAAACTTTTTTACTCTTTCTTCCATGTCACCTCTAAAATAAAAGGGGCGGTTGCCCGCCCCTTGTTAGTTAAAACGGAACCTTTTGTTCATCCGTAGAAGATTCTTCTTCATACTTGACTTTAACCTCACCTTTGTTCACGCTTTCAGCAAATGCTTTAGCGATACTATAAAGATTAGCATCTTCAAGTTGAGATTCTCTACTGATCTCCCAACCATACCAATTGCCTTTATCGTTACCTTCTTTGGTAGTTTTAAGGCGGTAGTAATGGCTGTAAGATGGTGGAGTAAACAATCCATTCTTACCATTTAGTTTTAGATTTAGTAACATAGAATTCCACTTTCTACTCTTTTTAAGCTGTGTAGCTTTCATTGTAATAAGAGCCGGAGTTGAATCTCCATCCTCAGTTACAAGTAGTACATAGTGGTTACCACACGTCTCAACATAGTTTCCGTTTTCTAAACGGTCTTTGTTGTTTTCATCTCGTGTAGTTTTTGTCAAGAT